CTAGACACCTCTTGCTCTCTTGACCTTTGCGATTATGCTGTTCTTCACCTTTGTGTCCATGCTTTGGAAATCAGGATTGCTCACGAGAGCCTGTATGACGCTCTTGTCGGTAACCATTTCCTTAAGCATTTCCAATAGCTTGTCCTCATCTACATCATTAGGCAGATTCTTGAAGTCAAACACGAATTCCAGTTCCTGCTTTATGTTCACGTCAAGGTTATCGTCATTTTTCCTGTTGAGATTGTAGTCTGTGGAATAGTCCGCATTGAAGCTACCGGTATCCAAGCCGAAATCAGTGAATCCACGGACAATGCTGTTACCTACGGATTGCCCGACATCAAGAGCAGTTGAATCCATGCTACCTACACGTGAAAGGGTGTTCTCAAATTCTGCAACAACCTTCTGCTGAATTGTACCTGGAGAGTGAATGTTCATGGCATTCAACAGTCCGCTGACTATGTTGCTTCCTATCTGACGAGCCTTTGAAACAAGTGCGCTTCCTGCACTCAGCATTCGTGAGCCTATTCCCATGAACTCATTGTAGACCTTTCCCGGCAACTTGCTGATTGGTCCTGTAACGGCACTCACTGTGCTTGAAGCCTTGCTTCGAGCATTGGAAACCCACTTGTTGGCACCGGATGAAATCCTGCTTGCAGTATTGGAGACATAGGTGCCGACCTTTCCTGGCAACTTGCTGAAATGGTTCACCACAGCAGTCAGGAACTTGCTGGCAGCATTCTTTCCCTTGGAGACAATTGAAGTCGCCCAACTGGTAACCTTTTGAATGATGTTCTTCAGATGGTTCCAGACCTTGCTTGGCAACTTGCTGAAGTAATTCACAACATTTGTCAGGAACTTGGAACTTGCACTCTTTGCCTTGCTGACAATGGATGAAGCCCAAGAGATCACGGAACTTATCATCTTAGCCAGATATGTGCTCACTATTGAACTCACACGAGTGAAGATTCCTGTCAATGCAGATATTATCCTTGTGAGAATGGCTACAACATTGCTTACAGCACCTCCAATGAACTCTGCAATTGCACCGAAAACGCTCATGAACACTGACTGTGTTTTCTGCAATGCAGGAACTATGCCTGGACTGCAACCTAAAAGTATGCAGACAATCATTCTCAAAGCCATGACAACCATTCCTACAGGTCCCAACAGCATAGGAAGGAATCCGGCAAATCCTCCCAATGCGTTCCAAGCAGATTTTACGGCATTCACAACCTTGCCTAAGAAGTCTCCCAACTGTCCGAAAACGTCAATTATCGCCCTGACAATGTCAAAGCTTCCTGTGGCGCTAGGAGGGAACAGCTCAGCCCAAGCCTTCCTAGCCCAATCGATGACTGGTGCCAATGCCTCGCATATGTCATTCCATGCGTTAGACAGGTCCTTCAGGAATCCTTGCACGTTAGGATTGTTTATGAAGGCGCTCCAAAGCCTTTGGATTCCTGCCCAAACAGCACCAATCATGGAGCCTATATCAGACCACCATCCGAAACTCTTTCCGACCTCATAGACTGCTACTGCAATGGCTATAAGTGCAACTGCAACCCAAGTCAAAGGGTTAGCCAAGATTGCAGCAGCCATTGCCCAGAAGCTTGCAGTCAAACCGCTGTTTGCGGCAGTCTGAAGCACAGCTGCGTCAGCGCCTGCAATCTGAGCTATTGTCAGGAATGTTGACTTCAAGGTTACTGCGTCCTCTGCAACCTCCATCAGTCCCAAGAATCCTGCTGTCCTCTTTATCGCACTTCCCACATCTCCAAAGACGCTTATCATAGGAGCAATGCTTGGAGCCACAGTGGCAAATCCGCTCACTGCACCCGCTATCATGACAAGGTTCTCAAACAAGCCAGGACATGTCTCCTTCAAGCCATTCAGTTTCTGGACTGCCATGTCTATGTATGGAGTGAACATCTCTCCCACATGCCTTCCTGCAACACGGAAGTTCTTCTTCAATGTCTCAAGGTGTCCTGTTGTGGTGTCGAGCATTCCGTCCATGTCTCCACCCTTCTCAAGAGCCTTGTCCAATGCCTCCTGATAGCCCTTGACATCGTCAGCGGCACCACTCCATCCAAGGTCAGTAAGGGTGTCCTTGGTGATTCCGAAGTTTGTCTTCAGCATGTCAAACTCGCCGTTCAGACCTCTTCCTGCCGCTTGCATGAGGGAAATCGCCTCCTCACCGCTCTTTCCCATCAAAATGGCTCTCTGTCCAACATCGTTCACGGTGCTTGAGAACATCATCAATTCCTCATTGCTCATTCCTGTGGACATCTTGATTGTTGACATAGCCTGTCCCAAATCGTCCAATGAGACAAGGCTGTGGTTAGTCATCTCGTCAAGACCCATGAAGTAGTTTGTTGAGTTTCCATTCAAGTCCTTGAAGACCTTGTTCACGCCTGTGAATCCGTTGAGCAGCTGATCTCCTGCCTTAGCGCCTCCCATTGTGGCGTTTGTCAAGGCAGTCATCCTCTCACGGTTCATAGCCAAGCCAACAGTCAGCTGTGAGATGGAAGCCATTCCTATCGCACCGATTGCAGAGGATATTATTCCTCCAAGACCGCTGAAGGCATTTCCCAAGTTCTGGACCTTTGACTTCACGGAAGTCAGTGCATTTCCCAATGCTGTCCTAATGTTTGTGGCTGTGGTCTGAACCTTGGTCTTGATTGAGTCCCACTTGTTGCCCAAGCTGGTCTGGATTGCTGTGCCCAAGACAAGTATCTTCCCTTTTGTGCTGTCAAGGGAATAGCCCATCTCGGAAACCTTCAGCTTAGCCCTGTCCAGATTGGAGCCAACGCTTGGGTCAAGCTTCATCTGGTTCAGCATGTTCGCTGCCTGAGCCGCACCGATTCCCACAACTCTCAGCTTGGAATTTACTTCCTCCAGCTGCTGAGCGGTTGACTTCATGTTCATCAATGACTTCTGCTCGGAAACCGACAATTGGTTGAATGTCTGCTGACCGGTGATTCCGATTCTTGACAGATGCTGAAGAACCTGTGCTGATACTGGATCAAATTCGCTCAGCTTTTCCAAGGTTCTCCTTTCAGCATTTGTAAGCTGGTTGAAGCTGGACTGACCGTTCACGCCTACCTGCTTCAGCCTTTGGGTTACCTTGTCCAAGTCTGTTCCAAAAGAAGTGAGTTCCTGATTGAACTTGGTGTTTGAAAGAGATGTGGTGAAGGTGCTGTCTATTGTGTTTCCCAATTTCCTGAAGCTGTTTTCAACCTTTTGGGCGACAGATGATGCCATGTCCTCTGCCTTGACTATTATGTTCATTACATTGCTTGACGGCAATCTCCTTCACTCCTGAAAAATAGCTAAAATTTACTTTCTTCCACTTTATTCATTTCCTGATATAGTTCAAGTCTTCCTTTTGCAAGGAATAATGTTTGAAGTATGGTCAAATCACTTTGACACCTTGTTAAATGGTAGCCACAGTAATCCAACCATAGAATCTGCCTACCTTCCTTTGATTTAATGAAAGGTATCCACGTCATCCTCATCGAGTTCTATTCCACTCAACCTTTTCACATGATTGAAAAGTTCCTCAAATAGTTTGTGAGGCATTTGCTCAATCTCGGTTTCGGACCAAGCCTCCTCTCCCACATTCTTCTCATTATCTAAAGATAAGAAGATTGCCTTGGTCTTGGCTTGGTGCTGTGCCTTCTGCTGCAATTCGAGATTTATCTTTCCTTTGCTCTCAACCACACTCTTAGGCTTCTGCCTTCTTCCCCTGTGTGCGGTCTCGTTGGTCTCGAAGATTCCCATAGCCTTTGCCTCAATCTCGTCGACCTCGTTGATCTCGGCTTGGGACAACGGTCTCAAGTACATCTCGTCTCCGTCCAAAGCCTCAATCTTCACCTTTTCAATCTTTTTTACGCCCTTTAAAATATCGGATTTCTTAACTACAACCATAATACCTAATCCTCTTCAATTTCCTCTACAGTAATGTCAAAGCTTTCCTCATCGTCATTGACAGAGATTATGCTTCCTGCAACAACATCATATCCTTCAACGATGACATCATACCTTCCAGGCTCCACATCATTGAAGGAGCAGCCTCCTGCACTGCCTGTGGTCGCCTCATAGCTCTCATCAGTAACTCTATTCACAATAGTTACTGCATTGCTTGCCACAGGCTGATTATTATCGTCCTTGACAGTGAGCCTTACGGTGGCGCTTGTAACACCCTCTCCGCTCTTTATCTCAGGCTGGTCATTCACAAGCCTGCAATACATGTCAGTCAATACGCGGGTTCCGTCCAACTTTGTGGCATATCCTGTTCCCATGGCGTCCAAGTTGAAGGTAACCTCAATCTCGTCAGCCTCGCTCAACTCATAGTCCACAGCAAAGATACATTCAGGGAAAGTGATCTCAAGCCTGTCGGTTGTGTCCTCACAGACATTGCAGATGAGCTTCAATGGAATCTTGCACAACTTACATTCAGACGGTTCTGTGCCTACCTCTCCGTATTCAGCCTTTTGAATCAGCTCCAAGGTCTCCCTTTCCAAAGTGGAGACAAAGGAAATGGATATGTCCCTTCCTTGAGCAGCAGCCTTCCTCTGCGGACCTCTGCTTCCTAAGCCGATAGTCTTGTCCACATTGATGTTGTTCTTTCCGTCAAAACTGAAACTTGAAACAATTCCTGGAGGAGCGTTCTCGTCTATCTCAACGGAAACGTCATAGAACATCAATGCCCAATCGCCGTCAAGAAGCTTCACCTTATAGAGCTCAATGTTCTCAATCTCATCGCTTTCCTCTGTCTTGTAGACAAAGTCAGCGGTGAACTTCATGTACTCGTCGCTCACCTCCATCTTGAAGTTGTCAAGCAATGAGCCAACGATGGTCTTCTCAAATATGTCAAAAGTTACCCAAAGAGTGAAGCTTGACAATTTATTGTTCTCTCCGCCCCAGAACTCATGGACGTTTGGATTGGAGCCTCCGTCAGTAAAATGGTAATTGTCCAGGAAAGCCTTGAGATAATGTCCTATCCTCTTCAAGTCAACTTCACCTTCGATGTTGGCAGTAGGCTTGTACACGCCTGCACGTGCCTTCTTCTTCATCCTTGAGCCGCTTGACTTTGTGTTCGGAGTGGAGTTCAAGGAAGCCTTTGCCTTGCTAACTTCCTGATGGAAGTCCGGCGCTGACTCCGCAACTCCATACCTTGCCTCTTCCTTCATTCCTACAACACGAATTCCCATAAAAATTCTCCTTAATCATATCTTCTATTACATTTCAACCAATCAACAACATAAACGAAATTAAAAATGATGCTGGTTGCAGGTATCCTTTCGCTCTTTCCCACAACCGTTACCTCTCCTACCGGATACAATGTCTCGAACTCCAGCTTGTGGAAGAACCTGTTCGGCATGGAATCATCAACTTTCACCTTGTTGAAGTTCTTCATCAGGCTTGAGCCAACCCTGCTGGCTAGGCTTATTCCCAATATCTCAGCCTCTTCCAAGTCATCGCTGTATTCCACGCATACGAACTCGAAAGGGACTGACATAGCTATCTTGTTTGAGAGATTTGGCTGACTGCCAGACCATCTGGTAGTGGGGTGCTGGACTATCCATATCGCAGGTGGGTCAACAGGAACGTCGCTGTTCACGGACGGAATGAGTGTCTCTACATCCTCAAGCAACCCTCCTTCGCAGATTTCCCTTTCAAGATATGCCTTGACAGTCTGAGGAACAAGCGAAGCAGTATTTACGAATCTCATGAGTCCATCTCCATCATTGCCCTTATCATGAATTCCTGCACTCTCCTTTCAGTCATTTCCATGCTTCTCTCAACAAACCTCTGAGGCTTCTGTCCTCTAGTCCATGGAACCACAACAAGCTTTCCCTTGAACTTTCCTTTGTTTGGTGTAAAGGCTAAGAACTTTCCGTTCTTAGGTCTTATCTTATGACCCAAAGGACCGTACAGTCCTGTTCCGTCATTCACGAAAATGGCATACTTTGCACTGCTTTTCACAGTCCTTTCCAATTCTCCTGTCTGGAAGATTACCCAAGAGCCCTGAAGCCTTCCATGATCCACAGGACTCAACTTCTTGAGGTTTCTCTGCAATTCATTTGCAGTCAACACAACTGTCCTTTTGGCAACCTTTTTGAACCTTGGCTCCAATGGCTTGAGTTCCTCAACGTCAATCTGCAATTTCACCAAGAGTCATCATCTCCAGTGATGACGAAGAAGTCAATCTCGTCTCCTTTGTAGCTTTTCCTTTCATGCACGAAAGGGGTCAAGTCCCTTTTCAAGTCATTTGAGAATATGTTGGAACTGACAGTCTGCACGTTCCATTCCTTGACCTGAATTACAGGAGTGTCCTTCCTTGCCTGTGCCAATGCGACCATGTTTGCAGTGAGCCTAAGGCAGACATTAACAACTGCTGGAGGTATCTCCTCCAAGTCATTGAAATCGTAGTTGCAGTAGGATATTATAAGTCCTTCTGCCTGCAGAATCCACTTCTCAAGCAATGTTTCCAGGCTGGAGGTGTCTCCCTTCTCGAACCTGAATGTCTGAGGCTTGACTCCTGTGAACTCGATGACATCTTCCGTACCAATCCAAGTCATATTGCCATCTCCTCAATCAAGGATACTCTGCCTCTTCCAATGGAATCTCCTTCTGAGGACCGACTGCTGCTGGTGGACCTTCCAAGCTTGGACTGTCATCATAGTCTCCATCATAAACTGATTTGATAAGTTTGTAGAGTCTCTTGTGGCTTCTCCTGTCTATGACGGAAAGTTCTTCCCATGGAGGCAACTCAGGAAAGGAATCTCTTATGACAGCATACCTTTTCTTCATGCTTCTCCTTTCAATCACAGACAGTTCGTTCCATTCAGGAAGACCTAACTCATCCTTCAAAACATTATAAAGCTTTCTAGGAGACTTGCGAACGGATATTGCCAAGTCCTCCCAATCAACCAATGCCATCAGTATCGCCTCAACCAATCCTATAAAGCAAATGAGAAGCACAATGATATGCGAAATCATACCATTATGCTCTGGAGAGTTCAGGCAACGCCTCCGCATCGCTTGAATTCATTACGCTTACAACTGCTCCGTTACGGAAGTAGTAGTCCACATCGCCGCGGATACGGAACCAGTATCTTGTGAGCTCGTTCTTGGCAATCCTTTCAGGCTCTACAGAAAGATTCTTCCATATTCCGTAAGCCAAGTTCTTAGGGTTTGTGAGCATGGAACATACTCTGTTGCCGAGCATTCCCCTTCCGTCCTCATCGTCCAAGGTGGAGCAGTGCTCGATAGGTATTCCCTTGTAGGACAAGGCGTTGAACCCTATCTGTGCGGAATCACCCAAGCCAGTTCCCCTGTTTATGAGGATGTTCCTGTATGCGTCCTCGACTTCAAAAGGAACATAGAACTTGAGCATTCTCCTGTTTTTCCTGAATCTTGGAGGCAATGCCTTGATCATTGCGTCGAACATCGCTTCAGGACCGTCCTCAATGTCAAACATTCCATTGCTAGGAGCTATTGACCTGCTGGATATGTGGTTTGCGCATTTCTTGAGCCATCCGTCATTTGTGTTGAGAAGAGGGTCGTCGCTTCTTGCAACTTCGCTGTCAGCAAACAATGCCCAGTATTCCAAGTCCTCTCCAATCCTTTCTCCCATCATCTGGAGAAGGGTCTGCTCGAACTGGGCTTGTGTCATGTTGTCCTCCTTCTCGTCATCCTCGATTTCGCACATTGCCTTGAGCTTCTTGACGTCCAACTCGTTTGCTCCGAAGTCGACGTCAGCCGCAGGAATCTCAGGGTCGGTCTCGCCGTTCACGTCATATCCGTTTGTGAGGACCCTTCCGTTTATTCCTACCCTGTTGAGATGCTTCTTGAATGATTTCATCAGCTTGAAGTCCGCATCTCTTAAAATTGTATTGTCTAATGTTGCTTCTCTAAGGAAGTAACCTAGCTGCTCGACGTTCAATACAGCCTTTCCTGTCTCCATGTCAGTCCTCATGGACTTGAAGACTGCCTTTTCCTGCTCGTTTACCAATTGGTTTAAAGTAGCTTCGTTTCCCATAGTTACACTTCTTTCCTAAAATAAAACTGTTGATGTATGATTATAATTTCCTGACTGCAGAGCCTGTGTTGTCCCTGCCCATGATTTCATAGACACGTGCGGCTCCGGTCTTTGCAACCTTCTGGTTGTCCTTGATGTCATGATTCGGAATGGATTTGCTGGACTGGACGTTCTGTGCCTCTCCATTGTCCTTTGCCTCTTCCTCATCATCATCCTCATCGCTTTCGTCATCTTCCTGATTTTTGGCTTCTTCAGCCTTGTCCTTCTCCAAGGATTTCTTCAAGGACTTGAAAAGTTCTGCTCCAAGAGTCTCGAACTTGTCGCTCAAAGCCTTTTCCAACTCATTCTTGAATGTCTCGAAATCGTCGGTGTTTACGAAATCCTTGGTTACCTCATCCACAATGGCTTTGATGTCCAATTCGATATCCTCATCTTCAGGATTCTTGTCTTCATCCTTATCTTCCTTGTTGAAGATTCCCTTGATGGACTGCACGAAACCTTTGGTTTCCTCTTCCAACTTATCGTCTATATTTTCGCTCACAACATCACCGTTCTCTATATCTTCTTTCATACTGCAAAATTTAGCTCCTCTTACGCAAGGCTTCCTGACAAGGCTTATGGTGAAACCCACTGGGTCCTTGATGTCTTTCATCAGGACTCTTCTAGGCAGCTGGATCTGCTTGTCTGCGAACTTCTTGCTCACAGTTGTTATGCTGTATCCAGTGTACTCTCCATTGAGTGCCTTTTCCATCTCCTCTTCATCAGTTATCCTTGTGGTGGCTATCCAGGTTCCTTTTGGATACTCATTGACTGTTCCGTCCAAGCCCTTGAGGCTTATAGGCTCGTTTGTTATATATGACTCCACAGGAACTCCTATAACTTCTCTGGTCTCGAAGAACTCATGGTTCTTGTCGACAAGGCTGTAATTTGCCAGATACTCATGTGCAATCTGCCTTATCTGACCCTCGGTCAACGGCTCCTCTCCGTAGTCAAACTCACAATCCCTTTCACCTGGAATCAGTACTGGAGCAGTAATAAGCAAGGAATCTCTTGATTTGGTAACAACCTCTAAAATATTAATCACTCCAAAAAATAGCTAAATTCGGTGAACAGGCTTATAGCCTTCAACCAACATAGTGGAAAATTAGAAAAAATGAAAAAATATTTAACAAAACTTTTATAATGTTTACAATAAATCATTTAAATAAGAAAAATAAGGATTAATGTTAAGTGTTTAATAACTTCTTTAAACCGAAGCGTAACATAGCGATTTACTTTTTAATTGTTTTGTATGTAGAGGGTTAATAATGGTAGTCAAATGTCCTAATTGTTTTAGTCCACGTGTTTCAAAATGTGAAGATACTAATATTAAATGGCAATGTGATAAATGCAAATGCAAATTTAACCATGGTGCTTTCGATATTAATGCTGAAATGGAGAAAGTAGAACAATTAACAATAGAAAAAATTGAAAGAGAACGAGAAAGAACTGAACAATTTGAAAGAGCTATTAAAGAAGCAAAGGAACAATTTGAAAGAGAAAGAACTGAACAATTTGAAAGAGAAAGAAAGGAAAGACTAGAAAGAGAAAAGAGAGAAAAAGAAAGAGAAAAGATAGAAAAAGAAAGAGAAAGAAAGGAAAGACTAGAAAGAAATAGGATTAAAATAGAAGAAAGAGAAAGAGAAAGAATAAAAAGAAATGAAAGAATTAGAAGAGAGAATGAAAGAAATAGGATTAAAAGTGATAAGAGAGAAAGAGAAAAGAGTGAAGAAAAAAGAATAAAAAGGAATGAAAGAATTAGGAAAGCAAATGAAAGAAATAGTATTAAAAGAGAAAAGAGAGAAAGAGAAAGAGAAAGAAACGTGATGACTATTGATGAATATTACAGGTCAATAGGATACGGGTCAACAGGAAAAAGTAAGGTATGGTCAGCAATTATTATTCCAATATTATTGGTTATATGTATTATATTGATTTTAATGTTTTATGGAGGAGGAATGTGATTTATTAATTAAACTGCGAAGTCATGGCAAAAAATGCAACAATTGCCAAAAGGAAACCAAGATGGATTAAATTTTTGCATTTAATTTAGTTCTGTAATAGTAAATTTAAGAAAACTAAAATTTTTTTATTTTTCTCTAACTACTGAACTCCATCTTATTTATTATAGAAATTTTGTTAAAATTTCAATTAAGTGAAAAAACAAAGAAGGAGAAGTTATGGCTAAAGAAAATGTTATAGATTATAAGATTGAGCGACAAAATGATAACACTTGGAGTTATTTATATGTAACTGAAAGAGGGAGAGGAAATATCATTGCTTCATCTTTTGGAGAATTGAGGCAGAAAGTTTTAAAAAGAGGTTTGCCTTGGAATGATATATCTAACCTATTCACTAAAAAGAGTTCTGATTCTAATGTTCGTCGCGAATCTGTAAAGAATATTGATGATGAATCTGTTTTGGCTGATGTCGCTAAAAAGAGTTCTGATTCTAATGTTCGCCTTGAAGCAGTTAGGAAGATTAGTGATAATTACGTTTTAATTGATATTGTTAAAAATGCTTCTGATTATGATGTTCGTCGTGAAGCTGTAAGGAAGATAAATGACTCATCTGTTTTAGAAGATATTGCTAAAAATAATAATGATGAGAATGTCCGTCTTGAAGCTGTAAGGAATATTAATGATGAATCTGTTTTAGAGAATATATCTAAAAATGCTTCCGATTCTAAAGTTCGTATTGAAGCTATTAAGAAGATTAATGATGAGACTATTATAATCAAACTTGCAAAAAATAATAATGATGAGGATGTGCGTATTGAAGCTGTAAGGAAGATAAATGATAAGACTGTTATAATCGATTTTGCTAAAAATGCTTCCGATTCTAAAGTTCGTCGTGAAGCTGTAAGGAAGATAAATGACTCATCTGTTTTAGCTTATGTTCTTAAAAATGACCCTAGTTGGATAGTTCGTATTGAAGCTGTAAGGAAGATAAATGATAAGTCTGTTTTAGCTAATATTGCTAAAAAGGATAATAATCCGTCTGTCCGTCTTGAAGCTGTAAGGAAAATTAGCGATGAATCTGTTTTAATAAGTGTTGCTAAAAATGATTCTGATTATTTTGTTCGTCTTGAAGCTGTAAAGAAGATTAATGATAAGTCTGTTTTAGAGGATATTGCTAAGAATGATATTAATTCCACTATTCGACGTGAAACTATTAAGAAGATTACTGATGAATCTGTTTTAATAAGTGTTGCTAAAAATGATTCTGATTATTTTGTTCGTCTTGAAGCTGTAAAGAAAATTAGCGACGCGTATATTCTAAAGGATATTGTTAAAAATGCTTTTGATTCTGATGTACGTATTATGTCTATTAATGAGATTACTGATGAGACTGTTTTAGTTAATCTTGATAAAATTGATCCAAATTTGAGATTAGTTCGTGACTCTCTAAAGAAGAAAAATAGAAGAATACATAAATTTAGGACTTTGGAAGAATGGGAAGAATATTACTATGATAAGAAGGTGCCAAAACATTGGATAACTCCTCGGTGGCATTACGGATTAGATGATTAATAATTTATTACTTGAAGTTTTGAGAAATCAAATTTTTTAAAAATTCACTCTAACTACTGAGTGCTTACTGAGTTCCTACTGAGTGATTTGGGAAAAATTTCAGTTCAAAATCTCAAAAACTGAAAATTTTTTCAACGCTCTATGGTGCCTTGATTACACCCTAAACAAAAGGACAACCGTTTTTCTCTCGACAACAGATCACCAGCGAGAACAGGAGAGAACGAAATCTCACTTTTCTCTGAACGGTTTCCTTCAGATAGCTTAATGCAGAACCCTTCTTTACCTTATTTTATTGGTATTTTTGGTTCTTTTTTGGGAAAAAAGTATTACTGAGTAATACTTTTTGAAATACCACCATTACAAGTGTAAAATCACATTCAGAGAGTCGGTGAGTGATTTTTGCCATCGTTCAATGAAAGCGACTGCACAGACTTTTTCACTTGTAATGCCACCTACCCAATTTTCACCGTCAAAATTTCAGAAATTTTTCATGGAGCAGTCTACGGTTGCAGTACCCTATGACACGATTCCTCATCGACCGTCGTTCCACCCATCTATGACCTTTTCTTACCAACTCCTTTTTCAGATACCCAATCGCTCCATTGAGCACAGGTCTTCTGAAGGTTTTTTAACTCCTTTGGTCTAAATTACCCATTTACTACCGATAATTTACCAATTTAGACCATTTCCGTTAATTTTTATTTCAAACGTCACACGAGACATGACTTTTTCAGAGAGTCCACTATCTCACCCCTTGACTCCCTGAATGAATGGCATCTCAATATTCTTCATAAACCTGTGTTCTCACACGAGACGGAACCCTGATTTCGTGGGTGAATCCTTAAAGGAATGCCATGAGATTCATATGGTTATGATTATAACCTGTTGAATCTCACAACAGGTGTCTTATATCTCATGTCGACCTTACGAATTTCCGATTTATACCCAAATACATAGATAGTGATTCATAAAAAAAGAGGAACTTCGTAAAGTCCCTCTAAAAACACCTGTGCTCTATTGGTCGCTGACAATGACAAAAGCATCCTCCAAGAGTTCCCGTTCTTCGTCGGTGAACTCGAAGTCTCTGGTTCTGAGCTTCGTGTACAGCAATGCGATGGCTCTGTCAATGACGCTCTCGTGTTCCTCTCCCACTTCGGAATACTCCAATTCCTGAGCAGTAAGGAAGAACCGTTCCTCAATGGTGAATCCGACATCTCTCACGGTTACCACCAAGTTATCCTAATGACATATTCTATGAGATTGGCGAAATACCGGTCTTCCCTGCAATCGTAGTCAATCTCATTGGACTTGAGCCATCTCTTTATTCTCTCGTACACCTTTTCGTCTGTCAGGACGATTTCCATTGCGACATCGTCAAACTCAATTCTGTCAATGTTTTCGCACTTGACCTCGTCAATTTCCAAATACATAATCAATCTCTCCTGTTCTCTCACCAAAACAATAAGATAAAATGGTAGAGACTGTTAGAAGTCCCTACAGATAATTTCTCTCTTCTGCTCCTCTGTTATGCTTCCGTCTGCAATGCAGGTCTCCAAGTACAACAGATAATCGACTTGATCAAAGGTTAATCCACCTTCTGCAAGTATCATCTCAATTTCCTCACCGAGTTCCTTCAAACTTAATTTCATCATCTAAATCTCTCCTAATATCTCACCGGAATGAAAATGGAGATAGTTAATAATCTCCATTCATGACATCTTGTGCCTGCTCGTCTGTGATAGTGCCTTCCTCTACTAGAATCTCCATCTGCAACAGGAAATCAACCTGCTCATCGGATAATTCACCGTCATCTAACTTCCTTGAAATTTCATCCAAGATAGTAAAAATATCGTACTTCATTCCTAATCTCCTCCGTTCAATCATTCCTCAATCAGTTCTGCACCGTACTTCAATGCGAAATCCTGTGCTTCCTTACGAGATGAGAATTTATACTTGACCACAAAACTCAATCCGACTGAATCGTAGACTTCTCTCCTTGCAGTCAGGTCATCATAAAGATACAACAAATCCATCAAATCTCTCCTATTCTCCTTTCCTCTCTACAACTTTGAACCTGTCCTCACCATATATTAGTGCCAGACCTGAGCCGTTCTCCCATCTCACATGGATTTGACCAATATCGTCTACGAAGAGTATTTCTCCTCTGGTTCCACTAGGTGGAGCCTGTGCATCGTCCATATGAACCAGTTCGACAACGTCTCCGACATGATACATCTTTTTGACAAATTCTTTCTTCTGTCCGAACATTCTCAACACTTCCTCTCTAATTTCCTATTATGTCTCCAATTCTCACCCTTTCAAAGTACAAATCCCTTTCAATCCTACCGTAGGACACGGTTATTCCATTGATTTTTATTGGTATCTTAAGGTTCTCCAACTCAGACAATGAGAAGTAACCGTACTCGTTGAATTCAGGTGTTATCGGTGATTCAACATATCCGAAGAAAAGGTAATCACCATTCTCCTGTTTCTCTGCCTCCAATACATACCAAGTTCCCAATCCGTAAGGGTTGAAGAACTTCATCACCACTATCGCGTCATCTCCTTTTCCGTCTTGGGAATAGAAAGGGAAGGATTTGAGTTTCCCTTCCATTTCCCTAGTCATCAGTTCCATCTAAATTCCTCCTCTTAATCTGCAACCATGATTGCTTAGATCCTCTTTTCTCAAGCTTTCCTCACCATTATAGCAACATCTGAAGCCGTCCTCAAAGTGATACAAATCCATTCCAAATGGAGAATTGGACTTCCAGTCAATCACCTTGATTGGTTCGTTCTCTCTTAACATCTCACAATTATCGCAAGGGCATTCCATATTCTCACCTTCTACCACCAACTGCAATACTCAAAGTACAGGTATCTGTCGTCTTTAAGCACTTCGTCTATTTTCTCGACGGTGTACTGCAAATCGTAGTAGTACCATTCGTCATAGTCTATCGCACCAAAGAAGAAACCAGGTCTTGTTGGGAGAAGTTCCTCTGCCTTGTCATTGTCTGCGAGCACTGCTCTGCATAGGTCTCTTAGTTCCTCTAACTGTTCTCTGCTTACTGAGTGTGGTTGGCAGTTGTCCTCTCCGTCCTGAGCGTTGACTACGAACCAGTTGTGTACCTGATTGGACTTTCTCCAGTAAATCACCTGTTCTCTTACATTCTCTCCGTCTTGTTCAAATATTCCTTCCAAAAACATGTCTAATCCCATATCATCACCGTTCTAACAATCTATCATGTATATCTTCAAATCTTTTATCTCCATTTGGCTTAGGTAAAGAGAGCTAATCTCCATACCTATCTCAAGTATTGCTCCGTTCTCATGGTAGACAAATTCCTTGCAATGAAAACAGAAGCAATTGCATTCTATCACTATGCTCCAGTTGCGAACACAGGGAGCAACCTTTGCGATGTAGAAATCACCGCAATCGGTAAGGCTCATGTACTCTCCGTTCTCATTCACCTTCCAGTAGGTGTCGAACAGGGTCTCAACGAATTCGTCCACTCAGAACTCCTCCTCGTCCCAGTCATCGTACTCTTCCCAATCATCGTCGGAATCTCCGTCCAATTCCCAGTCTCCTTCGCGAATCTCAATGTTTCCGTCATCATCGCTTTCGATTAAAACGAAATCGACGTCATCGCCGAACTCGACTGTTCTCTCACCGTTCTCATCTTCAAAAGTAACTTTCATTGTCATTCTATCACGTCTCCTTTAAAATCTCGTTCAATACTCCATTAAGACACAGTCAATCAGGTGATTCCTAAAGATTTGGAAGTCATCGCCACCATTCTCAACTATCTCTTTCTTCAAAAGTTTCTTCCAGTCATTCCAACCAAGATTCTCGTGTTGCTCTAACCAGTTCTCCTTATAGTCCTCCACAAAATACTCATTCCACAATATCTCAACGATATCGTCCTTGCTCCCCTTCTTCAAAGGCACAGCAATGAAGATCTCATTGCAGAAGGTGAGTCCTTTCCTCTCTTGTCGAGAGACAAATTCAACAACCTGCTCTCTGGTGAGTTCACCAGTTTCCATCTCTTCAAAATTGTCTAAGACATAATCTTCAAAACTCATTCTAGGTCTCCTTAGATGTCTCCAAAAAATATCAACTTTCCTGTAACTTATATAGTCAATCACCAGTTCCCTTACATTCTCAGGTGAGATGACACCATAAGAATTGAGAACGATGGCAACCAATATCAAATCTCCACTAGAGAATAATGCTAAAAGGAGATAATCCACTGAGAAGTTATCTCCAATAGCCTTCAACCAATTCACCACTTTTCTCACCCTCCAATCAATATGACTTGAGACTTCCCTGTGTAGCAGTTCCTGTCTTCTATGATGAACACTTCCTCAAGGTTGACTCCGTCATCGACAGCCTCTCCAATGGTGTCATATAAGACAACACTATATAATAGGAAATCTCGGAGATTAGTGGTGATTCTACCGTCTACTTCAAAGGAACAGTAGTGCTCCACTATCTCTCCAACTGCTCTGTTGGTCAATATCCTGCTGCTACCGTCTCCATTGCGATAGAAGCTCTCGACCATGTCTGCTATTTCGTTCTCGCACAAATCGACAAAAACCATACGAAAACCACCTAAATTACCCATTCAATGTATCCTAATTCCCCAAGATTGTGGGACTTCAACAAAATTGAGAACTCTCCGTCCTCGTAAGTTATTAATAACTCAAATTCTTCGTTCTCTAATACAATCTCATCAATCTCTGTGGTTGCAAAAGCCAAATCTGTGGTGTAGCACTTGACTACAACTGTCGGATTGTCATAGACCAATGCATCACCGATGACGATGTCAATCAGGTTTACAGTCCCACGGTACAAAACATCTACTAATATCTTGTTTTGGTTGATAACGTTTATCGCGTCCATATTCTCACCTCAAAAGTAACGAGAAAGGAGATTAAAACTCCTTATGGTTAATCTCGTTTTGTTTTATGATTCTGCATATGACATTGACGAATTTCTTAAACTCTTTTATAAGGAATTCGCAATGAACGGTGCAATCACCTTCTTTCAACTGCTCAAGTACATCCTCGGTTATATCCTCGTATTCCTCAAGAGAATACCAGAACTCGTTGATGACTTCCTCGAATCTTTTGTCTAACCTTTCCATTGCTTCTTTAAGTTCTTCTCTGTGAGGCTTATAGGTAACAGTCCTTTCTAAGTACTTCTCGATTTCCTCCAAATCACTAAAGAATCTTCCTAAGTAATAGAAGTAGGTCTCAACGTCTCTCCAGTGATAGTAGTAGGATTCACCGTATTTTTCCTTAGCCTCTTTTATCCTTTCCTCTCTCACCTCGTTGTAGGATTCGTAGGTAGGATAGTCAACTGCTCCTTGACGAGCAAGGGAGTAAGTGTTGACTCCTGCCTCTCTAATTCGACAGTCTAGTGTCTTGATTTCTTCTTGTTGATAATAGGTTCTCTCTACGACTCTTAACATGAAATCGCCTCTCTGTGCTTCCTTCTTTCTCTCCTAAACGGACGGAAACACAATAAAAACTATATTATTCGTTTAGATATAAATGTTTTGGAGAAAATAAGAAAGATTAACGCTCTGTTAAGAGAATAAATTCAAATATACAGGTTTGAGGAAGGTTGGAGCAACCACGCTCAGTTTTACACTTGTAAGGTAACTCAATTCTGTTCTAACCAATGAGATTCCGGTCTTTTTTGGTGAAAAAAGTATTATTTTTGGTGGTCAAAATAATACAATCTGACCGGTTCGTCAGTGGTCTTGGTATGGAAAGATGGTTGGATCATTAAGCTATATGAAAAAACCTGATATAGCCCAAGTCTGAATAAAGAACAACGGATTTAACCGACGGAGAATGTGAAAAACAGTAATACTTTTTTGGGAAACCGTAATTAAAAAGTATTACTCAGCTCTCGACAATTCAACCGATTGAAGAGGAATCAAGGGCTTCTCATTGGTCTCTGAAGGGGTTTTTGAACGGTTTTTAAAATTCCTTATTTTCACTAGACATGGTGGAAAAAAAGCATGAAATCATGAAAAAGTGAGGAATTTTGGAAAAAAAGGCTGAATTTTTAAATGGTTTTGAAATTTGAAAAAAAAGCAGGGAAAAATGTTGTAAAAAAAGAGAATATTTTAAAAAAAATAGAAAAGGGAAAGGAATTGTGAGATTATCTGTACTCAATTCCTTCATCCAAATGCTCAAAGACAGTATTGTAGAAGCGAGTGTTGTAGTGAGGATTTTCCTCAATGCACTCTCCAATCAGTTCACCGCCCTCTTCAGTGAAAAGCTGAATCATTCTGAATGGGCAGACATACTTCCCGTCAGGCAATGACATCATGTCATTTTCCTGCAAGTAGGTTATCAGTACAAACTGTCCGTTCGGCAAATTTATTTCTTCTGTCCTGTCATTTCCAGGAATTTCAATTATCATATCGGCACCTCCAATATCTTAAAGCAATTAATCATGTTTTTGTTTTTCATAGGATATAAATCCATTTTCAATAAGGGATGAGCCCCAAAACGAACAAATCGTCTTCCATCATGTTCTTTATGAACTCATATCTTTTTGGGAATTTTCTCCTCAGTTTTTCAGGGCTTGTTACATACAGTTCCATTGCTTCCGCAAAGTCTTCGCTGTAATGGGTCTTGAAGACTTCAAAGCCCTTTCTTGCATATGAGGTTACAAATCCTCCTTCCTCTTCGGCAACCTTATAGTAGGCTCCTCCTCTATTGGCAATCTTGCTCAGATTGTTGTCCCAAGCATGTCCAAGTTCATGAGCAAGGGTTTTGGTTTGTGAAAGGATTCCTTCCTTGCATTTGAAGATCACAATTTCATTGTCCTTTCTCTTTGTAACTCCTCCGACGAAATGGTTCTTCTTGAGATTATAGACATCCCTGTCAGCAGAGAATATTATTCTGTTGTGGTTTTGGTTCATGAGCTTTCTAGGAATCTTGTCAAGAGTTTGCATGATTTCGACTGTGGACACTTCGCTTTTGCTGCTGATCCAGATTTCGCAATTGTAGTCCTTGAACCTCAAAACATCGAACGTATCGTCAGTTATGTTGATGTAGTCCTCGTATCTTCCCTTCAGGTCATACTTCACATTTCTTGTTATTGTCATGCCATTGCCGTTCACAATCTCATCGGCTTTCTTCCTGTATGACTTGTTCATGATGAAGTTTTTCTCGTACAGGTCAATGTCCTCCTTGGTTCTCAGCCTGCTGACATCTCTAGGAGCAAATTCATTTGCCATCTTGGAGGTTTCCTTAGGATACATCCTCTCAATTTTTGCCAGCCTCTTCCTTTCCTCTTCCTCCATGAACCTGCCAAATCTTTCAGGATGTCTTTTCTCATAATACTTCAAGTCCATTTCCTTTGCGATTCTCTTGGATTCCTTAGGATAGAGCTTCTCGATTTCCTTCAGCCTAGCCCTCTCCTCAGAAGTCAAGGTTTTGGAGGTTACTTCAAATGACCTGATGTCATCAGGATGGTAAATGCTGAACTGATTGTTGTAGTTCTCCCTGTAGAATTGCAGGTCGACATCCTTTGCAACCTTTGAAAACTCCTTCGGATACATTTTCTGAAGTTCCTTGTTCATTCTTATCTCGTTTTCGTACTGCTTTAGGAACCTGCTGTAATCCTTTATGAACATCTGCTTTTCAGACTCGTTGAGGAACGGATTCTGTCCTCTTTTAAGCATTCTAAGATTCTCTGCAAAGTTCTTTCTAAGCATGAATTCGTCATACTGCCTTTGGACAATATATGATGGAGGAACATTGTCTCTAGCATTCCTCTTAAAGATTTCCTGTATTTCAGCAAGCCTTCTTTCCTCATCTTCATTGAGGTTGATCAAATCCTCAAAGTCATCAAGTATCCACTGGGATTTGGGTTCAACAGCTTCGTATCTCCTCATCAGGTCATCTATTGTAGGCATCTCGAAGTTAGGAATGTCAATCAGGTCCTCTTCGGTGAACTCAATCATTCCTGGAGGAGCCATCTTTCCGAGAGGCATGAGGAACGGAAGGGTTGTGCAACGGCAGTTTATCCAGTGAACTATCCTGCCTGTCCTGTCTCCAGGATACTGAAGCCCGTTGCTGAACGAGTTGCCCACCTTCACTATCTTGCCGTGAAGTTCCCTGTGGTCTGCCTGCGGTGTCTCCCTGACTCTTTCGTCCTGGGCAGTCCACCACTGATGGTACTCAACTCCAAGCTCTCCATAGACGTCAAAGGCACCGTCATTCTGGGCTGAATTGATTTCGGTCCTTGCAATCCTCTGTGCCTCCCAAGACTTCAATCCATTGTACTCGACGGTCAGCCTGTCCTTAGCCTCATCAATGCCTAATCCGTCATCATAGCTTTGGGTTATGTTCTCCATTATCCTATTGTCGACCCTGTCCATTGTATGGGCTGAAGCCTGAAAGACCTTATTGTTGAGATTGTACCTTATAGTAGGGTCGGGCTTGAACAGGTCCTCAAGTCTTGTGATGTTGACATCTGCCTTCATGCTAATGTTTTCCAGTTTTCTGTTGAATCTCCTTTCGGTAGCTTCCCTTCCCTTCATGTAGGAGTCCTTGCAGTACTTGAACAGGATGTCATAGTACTCCTGCCTGCTGTCCTGTATGATGTCTGAAACCTTGTTCAGATGGAAAAGACCCAATTCGCTTTCCCAGTGCTCATCCATGACCTTGTGGATTTTCCTCTCAAGCCTTCTGAAGAAGTCCGCAATCTCCCTACTGCACTGCTCTTCGAGTATCAAACGCCTTCTGTATTCTCTCTTGATATTCTGAATCTGCCTCTTTGAATGACGCACCTTGAGCGCCATCATCACGAGTCTGTCTCTTCTCTCTAAGCTGTTCATCCATAACACCTGCGTCCTTCATCAAGTCATTCTCCAAGCTGTCAAGAACTGTCTCCGCTTCCATCGGCACATCACCGCCATTCCATACATTCTCCAAAGGAACATTGTTCAAGTAGTATTCATCTAAAAAAGGATTGTCTGAAGCTGTCAGACCGAACCTTTCGCCAATGTTCTCGATGATCTGCCTTGGAGTGATTGAAGCCATAAGGAACAGTTCCTTGATTATTGCAATGTCTGTGGTGTAGTCCCTTGTGTCATGTTCCGTTATCTTGAATCTCCAGTCCTTTATCTTAAAGTCATTCTTTATCACTTGGTTAATTAGAAACTCATCGTTGAATCTGATTGGTAGCACCACATCGTTCTTGTAGTTTATGGTGGCTCCCTCTATATTGCTTCCACCCAAACTGCCTGTCTCGTTTATTCCGACCTTGTATGGAGGAACCCTGTGTGCATGGATTACTTCATCCCTGTTATCCTGCCTGAAGAGTCTGAAGCTCGCCTCCTTGGTCTCGACACTCAGCGGCTTCAGTTCAATCTCCACATTACCTTCCTCTCCCTCAGATGGGACAAGGATTGTTACTGCACTGTGAGGGTTCTTTATTGCCTGCTTCAATTGCTGTGAAATCTTCCACTTCAGAGTCTTTGTAACGTCATATTCAGGATTCTTTGTTCCGTCCTCAAGGAACTCCTCCTGGCCATAGTCCACGAAGTCTCCACTTACCAAGACTGCGAATGATGGCATTCCGTAGTTCTTGAAGAAGCTGGTATTGTACTTGGAACGGCTTATGTCGCTATAAATGGCTGGAATTGCACCCACTATCTTAGGCAATCCGTAGTACTTGCTTTTTGTGGTGTATTCCATAGTCCACAACAGCTCGTTTGCCCTTTCTTCCTTGCTTAAGGAATTGTAAGGGTGGAACTCTCCTGTCTCAGAGTGTACATCGCACAGATTGCCTTCCTTGTCATAGTTCTTTCCATAGATTACAAACCATACTGTCTTTGTTCCCACTCTCTGCTTTACTCTTTTCCCATCACTTGTCCTTCTTAAAGTGTAAGAAGATATATGGGATAGGTTAACAGGCTCTGATTTCGATTTATCTTTTCTGATTAATTCCAAGGCTCCGTAGCCAGTAGCCCTTCTGTCATAGTTCATTTGGTACAGCAATTCATTGATATTAGGCTCGATGTTTTCTAGAAAATTGGTCAATTTTGGCTTGTTAAGTTCCTTTTCTTTCTCTCCAGTAACTGGAACTATGTCATATCCTATTCCTGCACTGTCCCTTGCAACAACATCGACACAGTTCTCATGATATGTGTTTATCTCCAATAGCTCACACAACTGCAATGGGTCATACAACGGCTCAAGCAATGTATCATCATATTCCCAACCATCAGTCTTCAACTGCTTGCTTCCTGTCTCGTCAGATTCGCTCTTTATTGCATACCTCTCCAAGACATCTGCATCGACAATGTCATAGGATCCGTCTTCAGTGGTCACAACAAAGGCGTCTGCTTTAGCATTCTTACTCAATAATTATTCCTCCTAAAAAAAGTATATTCAATATTCATGGTGGAAAAATAGGGCAAGATTTATAGCAAACTAAAAATAGATTAAAGATTAATTGGTAAAGAGCGTGATTGTATGAGTAAGAAACAAGAAATGATGAGAATTGAAAGGTTAAAACACTATGCATATCAAACAGGACTAATAATCCCTATTTTTAAAAATCATGATTTAATTAAAAAAATAGAAAATGGAAAAATAACTAATACTGACGAAATAAAGATATATATTGAGGAAAATGAAAAGCAGATAAAAAGAAGAAGAGAATTTATAAGTATTATTTATGATAATTGCAAATATTTTAAATACGACAGCATATGTTATAAATTAATATCCAAAGTAAATAATTTTGAAATAAAGAGCCTAGAAGAATTAATGAATGAAATAGAAAGTGAAAAAAAGAAAAATGGTTTTAGAAAGAACATAGAAGAAAAAGAATTAATAAAAGAAAATGAAAATAAAGGAAGGCTAAAAGAATATGTGAGAATTGTTAGGAGAGAATATGGCTTAGATTTTACATCAGTAAAGAAATTAAAATTAAAAATCGATAATAATAAAATAAGAAGCAAAGAAGAATTAAATGAAGAAATAATTGAAGAAAAAAAGAAAACTGAATTGAGGAGAATTGTTTATGATAGTGACTTAAATTGGGACTTAAAATGGGAATTAGAATCCAAAATAAGACATAACGAAATAACAACTAAAGAAGAATTAATAAAAGAAATAAGAAGAATAGAATTTATAAATATTATTTATGATAATAACAGAGATTTTAAATTAGACTATGTCACAATACAAAAATTAGTATCAAAAATAGGAAGTAACGAAATAACAACTAAAGAGGAATTAATAAAAGAAATGACTGAAGAAAAAAAGAAAGGCATAGAAAGAAGAACGGAATATAAGAAAATTGTTAATGAAGCGCATGCCTTAGATAATACATCACAATGGAAATTAGAATTAAAAATCAATAATGATGAAATAAGAAACAAAGAAGAATTAATGAATGAAATAGAAAGTGAAAAAAAGAAAACTGAATTGAGGAGAATTGTTAATGATAGTGACTTAAATGATACCTCACAAAGAAAATTATTATCGAAAATAGATGAGGATATTGAAGTAATAACTAAAGAAAAATTAAAAAAAGAAATACAAAAAGAAGAAAGAATAATAGAATATAAGAAAATTGTTAATGAAGCGCATGCCTTAGATAATACATCACAATGGAAATTAGAATTAAAAATCAATAATGATGAAATAAGAAACAAAGAAGAATTAATGAATGAAATAGAAAGTGAAAAAAAGAAAACTGAATTGAGAAGAAAATCAGAAGAAATAATAAGAAGAAAAAAAGAGCGGAGCGACTCATATCATCCAAATGCTAATAAACCATGGAAATTTTAATATCACGCTTTAACTCTTCTTCTAGGTCTTGTCCAGAACCTGCAAGAGCCAGTAATAGTATCCACTATATCATCCTCTCCACCATCTTCACCTGTAAATGCCACCAACTGGTCAATCAACTTATTGTTCCAATGGGCTGGAACCATCTTGATTCTCCTGTCCTCTGCAAGACCTTCAAGGTCAAAAGCCCTGACTTTTTTACTGACCTGAACCTTATCTGCACGAATATTGTATCCTCTTAAATCCTCTTCTCTCCTAAACTTCTTAATCAATAGTTTTGAGCCACTTCCAGGCTCCTGCTCGACCATTACACGAGTTTGTTTTCCGTCCTTTTTACAAAGTCTCTTAAATGTTTTCAATACTTTAAGACTTGAAAACTTTCCTGCAACAAGATCCAGAACATACAGATATTCTCCATCATAGCTAGTCAAGATTGCAGAGGTTCCGTCACCAGCGTCTCCGCTTGCACCGAAATCCCAATATCTGAGCTGAGGCAAGTCCTTCGGAATGTCCTTAGGGTCAATGAGGCATGTGAGCTTGTGATTGACCTCATCCTGAAACCATTCTCTTTTAAATATCTCACCATCACGCTCTACAGGCTGTCCTTGATAGATACTATTAAAGAGATATGAGCCCATGCTTCTCTTTTCAGCCATGAGCCATTCATAGTCTCTCTGCTCTTCCCAAAGCACTTCACCTATCTTTCTTCCAAGAATATCGTCCTCGCTGTCGCAGATTGCAGGAAGGTTGAAGTCAACCCATGTGTTAGGGTCGATTGAGCCTCCGTTCCTTAAAATCCTGAATGCGTCATTTGCAGGTATTGTCGGCTCTGTCTCCTTTATGATTCCATGCAAATCCTTTAAATGAAGTCTTTGTGCAATGACAATCTTGATAGGAGGAAGTCCGTTGCTTCTCCTCTGGACCCTTGACTTGATGGTTCCTCCCCACCAGTCCTTGAGCTTTGCCTGACGTACCTTGGATTCGGCTTCAGCGACGTTCTTGATAGGGTCATCGACAATAAGGAGACCTGCACCGTATCCCATGATTGAACCGCCAGCACCTGCACTCAACATCTGTCCACGATAAGGCTCATTGAGCTTGAACTTGTTTTTAGCCTTACTATCAGACCTGATGGTCGGCTTGTACGGTGAAAGGTAGCCGTAATGATTGACAATGTCCTTCACCTGTCCTCCGAACTCACTTGCCAATCCTTGCGAATAGCTTGAAAGGATGACCTGCTCATTAGGGAAATATGATAAAAAATAGCTGCAAAAGTTCTTACTGATAAGTGTGGACTTTCCGTGCCTTGAGGGAACTCCCAGCAATATGCCGCTCACCCGTCCCTGAATTGCATATTGCAGAAGCTCTATTATCAGGACATCAAAGTCCCTAGGCTTCCAGAATCCGTTGTTTATGTAAATGCTCCATCTTCCAAGACCCATTGTTCCGTGAGCATTCACCCTGCTTGCAGCTGTCATACATCATACTTCACTTTTCTTCAATCATCTTTCTCATGTATTCCAATTCGCTTTCCATGAACTCGTCGCTTGTAATGTCTACCTCGACCCTGTTCTCCAAATCAATCTTGTTGTCGCTTTCAATGTCTGCTTCAAGGCTGGTTTCCTTGATTTCGGTAGGCTTGCCGATCATCAGCAATATTTCATTCAGGGTTGTGCTGTGCGCCTTGCTGTTCTTGTCATAGGCATGAGCCTTGCTTGTGGGCTTGGTTGTCATGTCGGTTTCGATGTCATTCATATTCTTGTTGTAGTATTCGAGCCGTTTCCTTAAATTGGGAAGCTCGGATTCGACAAGTTCATCGTAAAACTTCTCTTTCCTTAACCGTTTCTTCAATATTATGTGTTCATCGTATGCCTCTGCCCTTTCGACCCAGTTCCATGTGGATGAGTAGGCATGAAGTTGCCTAATATACCCATCTTTCTTGCCGAGCCTCTCGCACAGAACCCTCATGCTTCGTGGCTTGTCCATTGTCAGGTACTCGGTGAAGTACTCGAATGCCTTTATTGGCTCAAGCTTTCCGTTCTCGTCCCTTTGCCTTTCCCAAGGTTCGGGCATTGCCATCACCTATCCGTCTTTTCTAGCCCAAGCGATTGACTTGTATGTCAGAGGCTGCATCACCACTTCCCAAGTAACCTTAACAACATACTGCATAAGAATAAATAGCAATATGCCAGAGTTAGGCACAATACCGTAATAAGCAATGCTGCTGCATATGCAACTATCACAAAGCTCCCCTCCAAGTGTAGATCCGATTGTCCTCATGAACAGGTACTTGCTGTTGGTCCATTTCTTGATGAGCACCATAAGTCTCGCATTCACGAACTGTCCCACCAAGTATGCTATGAACCCTGCAAGCACGATTCTAGGAGTGAATCCGAACATGTAGGCATACGCTCCCTGTCCTGTCCAATAGCTTGGATACGGCATGTAGACAGTCAATGTGGTAGCCACAATCAGCAATATGTTTGCAAAGAGCCCAAGCAATATGACCCTTCGAGCTGTCCTCTCTCCATAGACTTCTGTAATCACGTCTGCCATAAGGTATCCTAACGGGAACAGGAGATTTCCGCAATCGGTTGTCAATCCCCAAAATCCCAAGTTGAAAACCTTGATGGCTAACAGGTTGCTTATCAGATTGCTCACAACGAACAATGTGACGAAAATGACTTTCTTGTCATTGAAGCTAAAATTCAAATAAGGTCTTATCCTTTCATTAATCATGATAATGTCTCCATTTCTTGTAGTACTCTTCTTGTGTCTTCATCCACTTGATGTAGGACAGCACCGCCAGATCGCCTCTCCTTTCGGTTGCGAACTTGGAATCCAACTGCTTCTGCCCAAGCCTTGCATACAATATGGTCTGGAGCCAGCTGCTGCTGTCGACGCTGTCGAAGGGAACCCTGTCGAGAACCTTTCTCCGTGTCAATCCCAATCCGTGAATCCTGCAGCCGTTCCTGTGTGCATGCCTGACGAAATGGATGAACTGGTCATCCTTGACGTCCTCGTTTCTCCAGCCGCTTATGCTGACGAAATTGTAGTCCTGGCACATCTGCTTGAAGTCCTTGATTCCGCGGTTCTTGTGCCATACGGGTATCACCTTGTCCGTGACCTCCTCCAATAAAGACCTCAATTCCAGTACCTTGTCATATCCCAGCAGGTTGTCGACGTCCATCTCGAAGTATCCATGGACCTTCTCGTTGTCCGTGTCCTGTATGAAGTCGGCGTACTGCTTGGTGAACCTGTCCCAGTCAACCTTCTTACCCTTCTGGAAGCTGTGCGCTCCGCTGTCTATAAGGACGCTTTTTTGAAGCCTTCCTTATGATGTCATAGTCCTCCATCTTCTTAAGGGTCAGGAGATAGTAGTAGCTGAACAGGTTCCAGTGAAGCCTTTTGGCAACCGGCAGGAGCCTTATGATGTCCTCGCTCATGGTGTCCGCTGCCGCCAAGTAGATCTTCATTCCTAATCTCCTTGTGAATCGACTCTCTTGAACCTTTTCACAACATCAACATGGTCGCATGCAGGGCATTGGAGCATTTCCTTTACAGGCTCATCGTAAATGTCCTCCAAGTCGACATCCTCCTCGCTCTCGTCAGGCTCGAACTCCTCCGCAAAGACAAGGTTGTTCTCCAGATTGAGCTCGGTAAGCTCGATGTCGCTGAATCCTGTAAGTTCAATGTCGAATCCTACATCCTTTAAATCTGTCAATATGGGTTCCAGCTTTGGCAGGTCCCACTCACCCTCGATGTTGTTGAGAGCCAGGTTCAAGGCTTTCTCATGGTCATCGTCCTCGACCTCGAGGTCTGACTCAGGGAATGCCCAGCCTACATCTCCAAGCCTGATGAGGTGGAGCTCCTTTATGAACTCGTTGTCCTCCATGGACTTGTCCAGAAGGACCTCGTACCTTTGGTGCCCTCCTATGATGTGGTTGTTCTTCAGGTTGATTATTATTGGGTCAACCACTCCGAATGTCTCCATGGAGTTCCTGAGCTTTGTGTGTTCAAGCTGGCTCATTATCCTCGGATTGTATTCGGCAGGCTTTATGTCGGTGATCTTTATGGTGCTGATTTCTATCATAGTCATTCCTCTTCCAATTCCTCAAGTTTCCTCAATACCTTCATGTTCGCTATCTCCTCAGCCTTCCTGTTTATGTAGTCCTCTATCGTGTCAAGCTCCTCCTTCTTCCTGCGTTCCTTCCATCTGTCTATCATCGCTATGTAAATGCAGGCGATGGTGATGGAAACGATTCCAAGAACGATTCCTATCTCGTCCCACTCCATGAAGTAAGGGTGCTCGGTTATGCTGTTGAACAATATCACTACGCCAGTGGTTATCATTGCCGAGGAGACTGTTGTCTTCAGGAACCCTGTAATCCAAACAGTCCTCCTGTAAGGGATTATCTCATATAAGTGCTTCATCGTCTCCCCCATAGCAAAGCTCGCAGTCGCACTTGGTGGTTCCGCTCACCAAATCGCTGTTGTGCTTCTCGTTGTAGTACCAAACCACAAGGGCTATCATACCGCTCACTATTGCCAATATGTAGTTCTGAGTCAATTCTCCGATTCCTAACATGCTCATCAATGGCAATAGGATAGCCACTATGAGGCTTGTAACTGTCGCTTTATCATAAATCATCATAATCACTTCTCGAAAATCTTCTAAAAAAAAAGTAGAAGATACGTCATGTACCTTCTACATTTTTTCAAACTAGGAAATATATTAAACAAACAGAGTTTTCCAAGGGCACGGCAGGAAAAAGGGGTGATGAAAACTGCCGTGTCCCCAGACAAACACGAACCCTTGAAGAGAAGGAAGGAATATGCAAAGCAATCTCCTAAATTGGCAAAGAAAACGTTCCATAACCATAACCGAACGAGATGATGGATTTGATTTTACCTTTGAAATCCGGAAAAAAGAAACAACCTAAACGAAAAAACCAGAAAAAATGATGTAAAACAATTTGTAAAAATAGCAAAAAATGGAATCATTTTCCGCTATGTTTGTTTGGGAGAATTGCTTTCCAGTCTTTCCTTCGTTCCTCTTCAACAAACATAGTGGAAAATTAGAAATGTATTTTATTTATAACAATTAAAGATAAAATTAATTATAATTTAAGAAGGTGAATGTATTTGGCTAAATTTTGTCCTAACTGTGGAAATAAAGTAGAAGAAAATGATAAATTCTGCATTTATTGTGGAAATAAACTAAGAGTTATAATTCCTGAAAAAAAAGTGAAAAGAAGCTCAAATAGTATTAATGATGAAAAAACTAGCAAATATGTTGAAGTCATTGATGGGCTAATGAGATATAAAGTTTTTCCATCAAGTTTACCTGTGAAATATATTATTTATAAAGTGAATTATGGAACAACATCTGATGAAATAAAAAATATATTAGAAAATGGGAATTATAATTATAAAATAAATATCCATTACTTCCTACAAAACAAAAAATTATATTTCCGTAGCCCAAAAAATCCGAACATGTTTTTTAAATTTCATAATGATAGATTCAATGAGGAGATGAGGAAAGACAATAAAGAAATAATACATATTTCTTCATATGCTAGGGTACATAGACCTTCATTAACTAAAATATTTAATTTTAACCAAGAAAAAACATTTATATTGGCAAATAAACATTTTGAAGAAAATATAAGGAAAACAAGATTATGATTATCTCTTCAATCCTATTCTTTTCATCTCCTTTTGAATAGCCATGTACTCATGTGAAAAATTGTTCTTTCTGTGTCCGTTCGCACTTGTTCCATAGCTACCCAAACCGTATTTCTTGTATTCATCTACAATCAGCACTTTCTGCTTTATTTTTAGCCTCCTTTTAGCCTGGTATCTTGCCTTCTGTTCCCTCAAGGCATTCCGTCTGCAACTGTCTGAACAGTACATCTGCCTGTTGTGAGACTTGGTGAACGGCTTTCCGCAGTACTTGCACTTAACAGGATAGTGCTTCTCATTGTCCAGCGTCATCTGTATGGCTTCTTTTTTACTTAACATATTATCATTGCTTCTTTTCGAGTCTGGCTTGCTTGACTTCCTTCCGGATATAGTTTCTCCTCCATAGCTTCAAGTGCCAATGGGTGCTGTAGAAGCACTTTTCGCACCAAACCCTAAGCTCATGGTGCAAAATCCATTTAAATAAGATTTTAAAGGCACTGACTTCCTTCACCTTTCCGCAGTACGGACACTTGAACCTCATGACAGCTTCCTCCTTGGTGTCCAGTCTACGCAATATGTAAGTCCTCCGTCCTTGTTGACAGCCTCTGAACCTATCCTGCAAATGTTCACTGCTATCTCTCCGTTGATGTCTGGAATCAAATGGCTGTGCTTGCAGGTTCCGCATACATTCAATTCCTTTATTCTATCCATAAGCAATGCTCCTTATGTGTGAAAATGATTCATGGAGCTGGTGATCAAAACGAATAAAAACATAAAAAATAGCTCCATGGTGATTTTGTGGTGTGTATTCAGGACTCGAAATTAAGGAACATCTCCCTTATTATCTCAAAGTCCTCCTTTGAAAATGTGTAGTAGCTGCATGGTGTCTTGAAGCAAACCCTTCCGTCCTCAGTCATCCTCAGCTCGAACTGGCTTGCAACCCATTCCCTATAATTCATCTTTTCCTCCTAGATAATACTTGGCATTTCCCAAATCGTTTGTCAGTATGTCGCATATCCTGTCGCACAGGATTTCAGCCTCCTCAAAGGAAAAGGAAGATGAAGAAGAGTAGGATTGAGCAAAGACGAGCCTGTCGACCTTGCTGAAAAACCTGACTTCCACCTGCTCCAGTTCCTCGTTGACCTTGACATAGTATTCCTCTTCCCATTCGTCGCTAATCATTCCTTCACCTCAATCTGCACATATAGCAAATCCTTCTTCTCATCACCAGGATTGTCCTCAACCTCCAGAATGTCCACTATGATTCCATCCATGCCTTTCAATATGGTGTGCAGGTCATAGATTGCGGAATATTTCAGAATCACAATGCCTTCCTTCATGTACTTTGGAAAGGAATAGAAGTAGATTGAATTTTTGGATTCAATCTCATATTCCACTCCCTCGAACTCCTTTGACAATCCTATAAGGTCATTCATGACTGTTTTCACATTCATTTTATTGCCTCAAAGGAATGCTTCAAAGCGGTTTCATACATTCTTCTGATGTGCTTGAGCTTGACTTCTAGCTGCTCGACCACGAAGGAGTCATAACCAATCTTCTGCCTGATCCATTTCTCCTTGTCCTTTTCGGTCGGCTTTTCCTTTCCAAGTTCCTCCTTCCAGTCGGTATTGAACCAGTAAAGGATTTCCTTCTGCTTGAGGGCATGTCTCTTCAAGGTGTAATCCATCTCGACATTCTTGTACACATCCAAGAGTTCAGCGAAGCTGCCAACTTCAACATCCAATATCTCAAAAAGTGCCTTGTACATTTCAAAGAAAACAGAACAGTCGAAATCTTCAGGGTTCATGTTTTCTCCATCTGACTTTCCAAAATTGTCCAAACTTCCAATTGTCATCAAAAACAACTCCATCAATTAAATAAATAAATAAATAAAAAAAAATTATTTATAATAATATAATATAATAAATAAAAAATTTTAAAAAAAATAAAGTAAGTATAGGATACGTATTTATACTTATAATACGTACCAATACTTACTCGACTTCCATAAAGGTTTTTTGAAAAAACAAATAATTATGGAATACGTATTTATACTTATAATACGTATTAATACTTATTCGGGTCTCATAAACCTTTTTTCACATTACGCTATCATGCTTAGGAACTTCTGCAAATTCAAATATGTTCATGCAGTTGTCCTGACATTCCTTCTTCAAGTCATCAAAGTCAACCTTGTGAACATGGGCGAGGTTCCTAATCTGGTTCTCTCCGATTTTCCCATATTTCTTGTGCATTCTGTTTAAGCTTGCCATAGCCTTCTCCATAGATTTGTTTGATTCCAATTTCAACTGCTTTGATTTGCGAACATGACATAACTTGTCTCTTAGTGCGTTAATCTCATTTTCTTTGGTTTGGATGTCCTTAATGATTTCCGACTCGTCATCTTCAATCCCTAAGAACATCTTCAACTGATTCTCAAAGAATTCGCTTCTGCTGCAAGGTAACTTGTCTTTTGCTAATTGCCACAAATTAGGGTCAACCGTGAGATTAACTCTAATCTTGTTAGCCATCATACCTCCCAAATCTTTTTAAGAATCTAATTAGGCTTTTTGGAGAGGCGTCCTTGCCATAATAACTATGGTATTTGCTATGGCACCATTTACATAAAGCAATGCCGTTCTCCAAATTAACCCTGTAACTTGGATTATTTTGATAGCTGAAGATATGGTGAGCCTCCAAATGCTTAGATCCTCCACAGCATTGGCATACTCTGTCTGAATCTATGACTACTTTTTGCCAGGTTCGATACTCTGGACTGTTTCTGTTGCCATATTCATCATATTCAGAATCTTCAGAATCATTTAATATTTCAATTAAATTGCATTCTAAAAAATATTCATATCCATAATTAGAAGAAAAAGATTTCAATATGCCAGTTATTCTTACTTCCTGACCCATGGAATACAAGTCAAAAGAGCATTCATCCCTTAGCAGAAGAACCTTTAAACTTTTAGAAGTGTCATCAGAAGAGACAATCAATAGCTGTGATTCCAAGAACTCTGATTCATCTTGTAGCAGTCTAAAAGACCTCCCTCCACATTCTGGACATAGTGATGGTTCTAAACTTGAATTGATGGTTTGAGGTATTTCACGCAAACTCATGCAACCCCTACATTCATAGACTGCAATGTCAAGTATTGGTTTAGGTTCCTTAGCTTCCATGACTTTGGCTTCAAAAGATATTAACTTTCCAATGTATTTGCTGTCTGCATTCACAAAATCAATGCAGTTTGACACATTTTTGAATTTGATGTCCAACTTTGGATCTTTCATCAATGGGTCAATGTTCTTGATTGCTTTCTGTGAAGCTGCGATTACTTCGTCAGGCTTTTCAATCAACAAGTCTGCCAAATCAGGATCAAACATTTCCAAATTCTCATAGTCCACAACCAATGTCCTTTCCTCAGGATACTTTTCCAAAACTTCCATGACTTCGTCCTTGTATACAGTGCTGAAAAACTCTTCAAACTTAGCTAAACTTGTTTTTGTCTTATTTATATTATCCATTATTTCACCTCTTTTAATATGGTAAAATCTTTGTTCGATAAATAAAATTCAAATTTTGCTAGAGCATTTGCAATCTATTGTCCTCCTCCAAGACTTGTCTGATGTGTTTGCAATAGGATTCAGGGTTTGAGATGTGAGGGTTCATCCTGGACTTCCTGTAATAGAAGTCAGGACAGCTGCAGAACAGGTTTCCCTCATCATCCACTGAAACTATGTACTTGATGTCGGAAGAGGAGGAAGGAACCTCCCAATCCGTGAAGTCTCCCTCTTCCTGTATGCACTCAATCATCGAGGTTCACCTCTCCCTTCGGAAGTGTCTTTATGTACTCGATGAGCCTGTTCCTTTCCTCGTCGGTCATGGTGCCTATGGTCCTAGCCTTCTGGATGAGGACACCTTTAAGGCAAGGCTTTCCCTCTGCCTTGATTGTCTTGCAGATGGTCTTCACCCAATTCTTGCAGACAGGGTCCTCATCCACAGGCTCAATCTTGTCGGCAGTCTCAAAACCCGCATTTTTGTCATACGGAGATTCAATTATCTCTGCAACTTCCGCCTCAATGACATGATTGGTCTTGCTGTGCTGCACCTTGTCGAATGCAGGATCCAATTCGTCAGCGCTGACGTCCCCTGCACCGATGAGCTCGCTTATGGCTCTGTTGGTTGCACGGGTCTTGGCTGTCGCCTTTATGCTGTGGTTGCTCATTTCCCTCTTTCCGGACTCTCTTCTGTCGCAGCTTCCGTCTGACTCGACAAAGCGTCCGTTAGGCAAGGTGGCTCTGACAGTATACTCAGCCTCAATGACGATTCCCTTGTCATTCTTGACGATTTCCTTGTCGATTATCTGTGTGTTTATGTTGAAGGCACGTGCGTACTTCTGCCAAGCGCTCTTGGTCTTGTACTTCCTGCCTCTGTGTGTCTGATAATCTGTTTCGTCCAATAGCTCTCTGGTCAATCGCTGGTATGCCTTCCATTCCTCGATGGCATAGTCAACGTCGACAGGTACATTATTCTCGTTAGTTGTAGTAACTATCTCATTCATGCTTTCTCCTCAATTTCATATTCGCTAAAGTTCAAAATCCTGTAGCAATCGTCGCTTATCCTGTGCAGGCAACCGTAGATGTCTGCAAACAGGAAGTTTCCTGCGGAATAGTGTCCGTAGGCATCTCTGATTCCTCTTGTGGACTTCCATCTCTGACCGTAAAAATCAGACTGCTTTTTGCAAGCCTTTCCTATGTGTGAAAGGAAGCCTTTGTTTATCTTGTCCTTTTCAAAAAGCTGGTCAGGAATTTCCCTTTCAGTCTTTTTGCTGAAGGTTATCTGGTAGAAGTCAAAGAGATTGTCGATTGCCTCCAACAATCTGTAAGCGCATTCGTACTTCCTTTCGTCATAATGGGACTCAAGGTATTTCAGATATGCCACTGTGTCCCATCTCAAGAAAACAAGCAGTCCTGTGTTCCTTCTCATGAAGTCCTCAAATTCCTTAGTCATCTAAATCACTCCTGCAACAGTCGGCTCTGCAAGCGCAAAGAAAAGAAGTAGCATTGCAATGCTTATGGCAAGGCATATGACAGCAAGGATTTCGACATCATGCCTTTCAGCCCATGTCCTCTTGTGGAGCCTTGCAGGCTCGAAGTCTGCAAGCATGCTCATACGAACAGCTCCTCGTTGGTCCTTGGGTCTATGACCTTGACATCCTCTCTTCTGAAGCCTACAAGGTTCACAAGTGCAAACTTCTGATCCCTTGCCTCAGCCTTGCAGCAGCATTCGGAATACTTTTTGCCTTGTAGGAAAACAATGCAGGAAAAAGGAGGGTAGATGGAATATCCATCTCCTTCTCCTTTCCTGATGTTTTCAACCATCTCTGCAACCATATCCAACACCTATTCAGTGTCAAACTGTGGTTTGCAGAAGCTGCAAGGTTTCATGTCTACAGGCTTTTCCTCTAGAATGGTCTTGTTCTCGTTCAACAGCCAGTGGTTGCAGAAGCAGTCCTCTGTGTGATAGACCAATGTCCTGGTGTTTCCCACATAGCACATTAGGCATCACCTTTTTCAGAAACTCTGCTTGCAAGTTCGCTAGGTTTGATCTTTCCCAATAACATATCAACGAAATTAGGAGAGCGCACGTCTCGTTCAATGGCTAAAGCCCTTCTGATTTGGGCTTCTGTGTATTGAACTCCGTCAATTTCGATTAATTTTTCCATGATTACACGTCCAAATTTTAGTTTAAGGAAAATTATCAAGCGCCAACTTAAAATAATCTTCCTTATTTAGTTATATGTTATTCTTGGTATTTAAAACTTTTTAAATAAAAAATAGAGATTAAATTGTTCTTATTTTCTAAAAATAATCTCTTTATGAGATTTTTAGATAATAAGCAAAAAGTTTTGGAAATATATTAAAAAAAGTAGATTCAAATCAATACGGCTTAATAGCTGCTGTTTAGCCATAAAAAGCAAGATTTTAAATATTTGAAAGTTCAATATATAAAATGTTGCATAAAAAGAATGATTACACGTCCAATGTTTTCTTTTTTTACATGCAACAGCTAGTGGAGAGTAATTTACAATACGCCAATATTGCATTTTACTCTGCGAAGCTAGTACTGATTTTGACTGATTTTCTTAAAATAAATTTCATAAAAAACCGCTATTTTTTACAAATTATTTCACTAACAATAACTACTTTATTCTATGTTTTAGGTTGTATATAAGCAGTCAACGTGACCCGACCCGACCCGAGGGGTAGTTGCATTTCAAGTGTAAAAATTTCATTTAAAAAGTAAAGTTTAAAAAAATAGTTTAACATATTTAAATATAACATTATTCAAATTTTGGTGATAAAATGTTTTTGGAAAAATGCGATGGAAAAGATACAATCAGCATGTCTCTTCAAGAAAAGATGAATCTTATATTGGAAACTATGGAAAGCAAAGGAAGCCCCTTCATATCCTGTATTCATTGTAACATACCTATAAATGAAGCAGAAGAATGGTACAAAAATGGAGAAATAGGAGATCAGGACTTTATAAATTTCTATGATGATGTAAACTTGATTGAAGAAAGTTTTGGGTTTGAAATTTATAAAAAATCAGAATATCCTACATTACATACTCAGAGCATAAATCAAATAGCCTCTACTTATCCAATGAACAGAACCCAAAATGAAAAGACACCACTATTCCTTAGACGAGAAAGAAAATTATACGAAATAACTAATATTTTTAAATCCCATTCAACAAATGAAATTTTTATATCAATGGATTCTAAATCAAAACTAAAACATGAAATAAAGTATGATTTTACTCTTAAAGAATTAAACGAAATTTTTAAAAATTATTTAGAAGAGGATTGTTCAATTTACATATTAAACGATAATAGAGCGTTTGTAATGACATTAGGACACTTCCAATTTGAATTTGATGTTTTTGGTTCTGCAAAAGAAAGTTATGTATTTGATGTTGAAATTGACGATGAAAAATACGATAAAATATTCATTCGTTCTTCATACTATTTTAATATTCCTGTTGATGAATTGGATGGCTTGGCTAAAATATTGAAACAAAAAAGAATAATTGAAGAAGGATTTTTTGAAGGCCAATTCTTATATCACACTCCAGGAAACGGCATGACATATGGAGACCCAGTAAGAATTATAGAAAATGAAATTGAAAAATACGCTTTTAGATTCATAACTTTTTAA